AGACAGTGGGAAAGTTATTTTTCTGGGGTCAAATGGAGTTGATGTAACTCTGCCTAGTACTCCAGAAGCAGGTTTAAATTACAAAATTATCATGGCTGCGGATTATGCTTCTGCTGTGTGTACGGTAACGATTCATGGATCTGGCGAATTTTTCGCTGGCGTTGTTTCTTCTGCCACACATGACGATGGTGATGATTCAGCCGTTTTTAATGGTTCGAGCAACGATGTTATTACATTTGCTTCTGGTTCTTTGGCAGGAGATTATGTTGATATTATATGTGATGGTTCTCTCTGGTTTGTATCAGGGATGGCTTCTGTAGTTGCTGGAATTGGAGCATCAGATAGTTAATAATAATTATTACTTTTATCCCTTTGTTTTTGAGTGAAGTTTGAAGAGAGGCTTCAAGGTTTTTCCTTTTGCTTTTAGTGGTTGGTTAAACTTTTTGAACATCTTTTTCTAATATAGCCCTCAAAAAAAGGCTTGTCAAGTAAAATCGTACATTAAGGAGAAAATAAATGGCCCAGACTAACCCGGATGTGGGAGTCGATGCTAGTCCAGAAGTGGCTACTGTCGATGAAAATCAACCGCTTAACAGTGAAGCAGACGCTGCTGATGAGATAGTAAGAAAAGGTATTTTGGATGGTGAAGAAGATGATTATTTGCCAACCCAAGACCGTGGTCATACCGAAGAGGAACCCACGGACGAAACAGAAGAAGAACAGCCAGAAAATGATGAATCCGAACCTGAGTTAGGCGAAGAGGAATCAGAAGAGTACGATGTTGAGGTACCAACCTACACCCTAAATGTTCAGGGTAAGCAGGTACAGGTAGATCTTGAAGAACTCAAAAATGGCTATCAAAAAGGTGCTGATTACACTAAAAAAACTCAAAGCCTTGCTGAAGAAAAAAGGGCGTTTGATATGGAAAAGGGCGCAGTTATACAAGAGCGTCAACAGTACAATCAAGCATTGTCCCAGTTTCAGCAGTTGATGAATGAGCAATACCAGCAGTATGACAATATTGACTGGGCACAGTTGAAAGAGGATGATCCTATTGGTTACATGACACGAAAAGAAGAAATGCGTGACATAGAAGGTAGACACCAAAAGGCAGCCCAAGAACAACAGCAAGTTACTCATCAACAACAACAGCAATACGCAAGGCAACATAAGGAGCTTGTAGCAAAAGAAATGGATTTGTTGGGTGAGAAATTACCTGATTGGAAAAACCCAGACAAGAGAGCTAAGTTGAGCGAAGAGCTTAAACTATACGCTGGAAATATTGGGTATTCTAAAGAAGATTTGGATGGAGTCACAGACCATAGAAGCTTGTTGATACTAAACAAGGCTAGGTTATACGACAAAATTCAAAAATCAAATCCAAGGAAAATAAAGCAAGTTCCTAAAGTAGTTAAAGGTGGGAGTAAAAACACCAGATCTAATGATAGTAATAATAATAAATTTCAAACTAAACTAAATTTGGCTAAAAAACGAGGTGGCAGAACTGATGATATCGCTTCCGCTATTTTTGAATTAATGTAGCCTTTTTTAAGTTCTTTAAGGAGTAACATAATGGCAACTAAGGCAGGTACCTTTGGCGTAGGCCCAGGTACAAATATAGTAGCAGCAATAGGTGGTAGAGAAGATCTTACAGATGTAATTTATAACATTAGCCCAACAGAAACACCTTTCATGTCAAAT